AAATGACAAAATCAAAAGGATTATTCGGCAAGTTAATGGCCTTGGTGTACCAATTAGTTTTAGACAAGCTTTAAGCCCAACAAGTAATTTATAAAGGAGTGTAAAACCCATTCATCGCAAAGCGTGAATGGGATGTAAGCGACAAAAAGATTTGACTTTTAAAAATAAAGTCGTATATTTTTATTAACTCTGGTTGTGGTATGCAATCGGAGTATAAACAAAAACAAGTGGAGGTGTTGACATTGGTCGAGTCAATGAAACCCAACCCATCGGCTCTGCCGTGGGTGGGTAGTTCACATAGTCCAGATAAAGTTCATACCCACACTTAAATTGGGATAGTTATAGGAATACACCATAGGCTCATATCCAGTGGCAAGGCGGTTCGACTCCGCTTATCCCAACAAACACTTTTCAAAATTATTTTATATTTATATAAAAACATATTATGGAAAAGTTTATGAAATATTGGCAATTGATTGTAGGTGTACTTGGCGGTACATTAATAGCTGTGTTTGGATGGTTTTATACCCAAGGTCAACAAAGCAAAGAGTACGAAGGTAGAACATTTGATACCCCAGAACAAAAAGTTTATACAGTTAAAAAAGTAGAAAATTTACCAAGTCCAAAAGAAGAATGGCAAAAATATTATTTAGATAGTATAAATAATGTTAGTGCAATTAAATCTAGAAAGGTGAGGGATTCTTTAATGATAGTAGAAAGAAAAGCTAGAGAATATACAGATTCAATTAATTTATTAAATGCCGACCAGTTGTATCAAACAAAAGAAGAAGTAAAACAAATAAAAAGCGTTTTACAACGATTAGAAAATAGAAGTAATTAATTGCGCTTCCCAACGACAGTTTACGGTATTTATTGATTATAGGTGATTTAGATTTATACTATTGCGATGAAGGAAAATAAACGGACTTGTAGTTTAATTGGAAAAATCTGGCTTTCCTAAAGCTAAGACCTCAGTTCGACTCTGGGCGAGTTCACAACTCTAGATTCAGGTTCGAAGCCTGATGGAGTCACTAATATTAACAAAGTTTTTATGAAGAAAAAAATTTTCTATAGGGTGGGTAATATTACCACTAATCAGGGGTTATGGTATAATATAGATGGTGAGTTCACAGGTCTTATTCATAAAGAATTTAATTTTTGTAGAAATAATCTATTACCGATGCCATTTGATGAAAACATTATTGGTTATTTATCGTGTACTGATACATTAGAAAATTTATTTGAATGGTTTCCAAAAGAGGATATCGTTAGATTAGAAGAACATGGGTATTATCTTAGGGTTTATGAGTCAAAAGATTATAAATTTTACAATAACCATTGGATATTTAATTAATATAATGCAAAACTAATAAAAACGATTCCAATGGAATTACTTAAAACAAATTAATGAAATATGTACGAATATAAAGCAAAAATAACATCAGTTTATGATGGTGATACAGTTACAGCTGAAATAGACTTAGGGTTTAATGTAAAGATAACTGAAAAAATTAGATTACTTAGAATCAACACACCAGAAATACGTGGCGCAGAGCGTGAACTTGGTTTAATAACTAGAGATAGGCTTAGAGAATTAATTCTAGATAAGGATGTGGCGATTCACACAATTAAAGATAAACAAGGTAAATATGGTAGGTATTTGGGTGAGATATTTTTAAGTACTGATGTGGAAACTATAAACATTAATGATTTGCTAGTAACTGAAGGGTTAGCTGAATATAAAGAATATTAAAACGTATGGTTGACCACAATACCTTAATTGTGGTAAATGGCGGCATAGCCGAGGGGGTCTTTATAAAATAAATGCGGGTGTAGCCCCGTTGGTTTTCTAAACCGATAAGGGTAGCGGAGCTGAAAACGTGGGTTCGAATCCCACTGTCGTTACATATTTATTATTAAATAATTTACTTCCAAAAATGGCGATGTATTCCCCTAGTCTTCGAAACTAGAGAAGGATTTTAAAAATGGCGGTGTAACCGAGGTGGTCTTCGAAACCATTAAACGTAATTGGAGTTGTAAATAAGAGTTCGAATCTCTTGGCCGTCACAATAGTTATATCGAGTGCCTTAAACCGAATGTTAATCACAACTATTTATGGCTCTATAGCATAGCGGATAATGCCACTGGTTACGAACCAGTAGAGCGGGGGTTCGAATCCCTCTAGGGTCACTACAATAAACCAGCAATGGGGTTCGAATCCCTCTAGAATCACTATGGCACATTTATTGGTATATTATTACTACTATGAGAACACTTAGAGCACTTTTAGTAATATTATTACTACTATGAAAACACTTAGAGCACTTTTAGTAATATTAACAATTAGTATGATGACTTCATGTGCATCATTTCAATTGGCTACCGAACCAGTTAATGTAACCTATGGTTTTGGTTATTATGATTATAACGCAATTCATAGTTTATATATAACAAACCCATATTATTTTTACGATAATTATTATTTCGACCAATATGGTGTTAGAAGGTATTATTACAATCACCCATATTTTGTGAGGTATTGTAATACAAGGAATTTTACCCCCAACCATCATTATTATATTAATAACTCACATAAAAAAGCTTATGTGAATAGTAGAAGAACAACCATTAATAGAGATATTCCCGTTAGAAGAGTAAATAATAACAACTCAGCTATTAGACAACAAAACTCAACAGTTAGAAGAAATACACCTATTAATAATAATTACACAACACGAAATACTAATATTAACACAACACGAAATACTAATATTAACACAACACGAAATACTAATATTAGTACACCTACGAGAAACGCTGTTAATCGTAGTACAGCACCTAGGGCTAATATTCGTACAGCACCTACGGCTAGTAATCGTCCAACATCAGTCAGACGAAAAAATTAGTAAAAAAAATGAAGAACTACTTGGTAGTTCTTTTTTTTTGTCGTATATTTGCGGATAAGTCTATATTTATTAATATCATGGATACAGCAATATTTAAAAAAATTAACGGAGTTATGGCGATATTATGTTCTAAATGTGGTAGGGTTGTTAAAACCGAGCCAGATTTTAACATAATAGAGAAGTATGCGTTAGAGGGAGAGATTACTTTATCTCCTGAATATTGCCCTAAGCATCAATATATTGATATGGTTGGGAACGACAAGAAAATGGAGAAACTTAGACTAGGAATTAAAGAAAAACTTAGAGAAGCTATTATGAAGAAAAATATATTAAATGTACCAATAACTAGACCAAACCAAGAATTGATTATTATGAGAGGAATTCCAGGTTCTGGTGCTTCTGATAAAGAAGAGTAATTTATTTTGAGGGAATTACGTGATTTTGGAATTATTAACATATTTATGATAAAAGAATATGGAAAAATATATTAGAAATTGCCCAAAATGTAACTCAGAAATCCATTATAGTACAAAATATGTAAGAATTAACGCTGAAAAAAATAATAATGTTTGTAGAAGTTGTGCTTCATCTGGCGAAAATAATGCGATGTATGGTATGAAAGGTGATAAAAATCCTTTCTTTGGCCAAAAGCATAGTGAAGAAACAAAAAAGCGTCAATCTAAAATTAAAATTGGTAAGACTCATTCTGATAAAACTAAAGAAAAGTTATCTAAATTATCAAAAGGTGTTAATAATGGTATGTATGGTAAATCATTTTATAATGTATGGGTTGATAAATTTGGTAAAAGTAAAGCTGATGATAAACTTAGTAAATATAAAAATAAGCAAAGTTTATTAAATAGTGGTGAAAATAATAATATGTATGGTAAACCGTCACCTAAAGGTTCTGGTAATGGTTGGTCTGGTTGGTATAAAGGTTGGTTTTTTAGGTCGTTAAATGAATTAACTTTTATGGTTAATGTGATTGAAAGGTTTGGTTTTAGTTGGGAAAGTGGTGAGGAAAATAAATGGGTAGTTAAATATGTTGATTATAATGGTGTTGAAAAAACTTATTTTTCAGATTTTGTTCTTAACAATAAATATATGGTTGAAAGTAAACCTAAAAAATTGTGGAATTCTGATAGTGTAATTAGAAAAAAAAATGGAGCAATCGAGTTTTGTAAAAAAAACAACTTAAAATATAAAATGGTTGATATTGGGAGATTAAAATTTAATCAAATTGAAAAATTATATAATAATGGTGATTTGAAATTTTTAGAAAGATATGAATTAAAATATAAGGAATGGATAAAAAAATAAAAATAAAAATGAAACTTTTAGAAAGTCTAAAAGGGTATAATTGTTTAGGTGTAAAAATTTCTCGCCCCTCTCAGGTATTGATTATCATGAGAGGGGTACCGTGACAGGTTCTGGTAAATCAACGAAAGCAAAAACATTGGTTGGTGAAGGTGTTGTTCATTCAACAGATGATTTAATTGACGCAACTGGTGACTATAATGGTTACTTTAAAAAAATGGTAGATTCAGGTGATTGGTCTGAACATGGTAGGATGCATAATAAGAATTTCTTAAATGCTAAAAAATCTATGGAATCTGGTATTACACCAGTTATCGACAACACTAATCTAAGATTAAGGGAAGTTGAAAATTATATTATTGAAGCTCTTGAATTAGGTTTTGATGAAAACAATATTAAAATTGTAGATGTAGGTTTGGGTGGCCAAACTGCCGAAGTATTGGCAGAACGTAATTCACATAACGTACCGTTAAAAACAATTCAAAAAATGATACAAACTTATAATTCAGTAGGTGAGATAACTGTATCTAGGGTTGTTGAAAACTATTTAAATAAACAAAAGAAAAGGGCTAATAATTAGCCCTTTTTTCGTTTCTATTAACATAACTACACAATGGTTGAAAATTTGTATAATGATTTAATTTAATTATATCTTCTTTACATGTTGCTGAGGCAAGTGGTATGATATGGTCTAAATCCCAACCAAAATTATATTGATAATTATATAAACCATGATTATCCCAATTCATCCACGGTTCCCATTGAGATTCGATATGTTTTTTAAATTCTTTATAAGTACACCCCAATATTTCATGACTCCTAGATTTTTTATCATAACCACCCCTTTTAATCGATTGTCTAATTATACCACCTACAGTGTGTTTTAATTTATAAATGATGTCAGTCTTTCTCTTATATTTAATTTGTTCATAAATAGTATCTTTATTTTTATAATAATACTTTTTACGCATCTTTTTATACTTTTCACGATTATCTTTATAAAACTTCTTGGAATATTTTAAACGTTCTTCTTTATTATCTTCATAATAATTAGAAATATAAGTGGTGCGCTTTTCCTTATTTTCTTTAACCCAATTCTGAACCCTAATTTTATTAACTTTTTTAACTTCAGGATTAGCCCTATATTTTTTACCAGCAATAGATATACACCCCTTACATTGTGATTTTAAACCACTTTTAATTCTAGAACATTTACTAAATTCTTTTACAGGTTTATAGACACCACATTTACTACAAATCTTAGTTTCCATGATTAATGGTATTAAAATGTTGGTCTAATAACCAATTGATTAATTTAGACTTATTGATTCCGTCATCAACTAATTGTTGGTAGTTGTCTGATGATATGGTAATGGATAACTTACCTTTCTTGTTTTCTTCTTTATATGCTTTTCTTCCCATAATACTTATTTGTTTATATTAATAAATATCTAGAAATAAAGTAAAAGTCGCCTAAATACGAATTTTATTTAGATTTATTTTTGAAGTGTTCGGTAAGTAGTGAATCAATTAATTTAGATTTATTGTAATTACCTTCATCTAATTTATTAAGAAGGTTTTTATCTAAAGCTACCGATATTTTAGTTTTCTCATGTTTCATATTGGTAAATATAAGTAAAATGGTTAATAAAGTCAATAATTAATTTGTTTATTAGGTATAAATTCAGTATTTTTGTATTAAATTAATAAAAATAAAGGATAATATAAATATATTTATATTATATGAAACCGAGAAAAATATACGATGATATGATTAATGAAGATAATACAAATATCAAAGCTTCTGAGCCTAAAAAATACGTAGAAGCTGCATTAAAATTAGGTTTTGATGAGAATAATATAAAAATTATTGATGTTGGTGATGGTGGAGTTTCTGCTGAAGATTTGGCTAAAAGAAATACACATAACGTACCATTGAAAACAATTCAAAGAATGATGGCATCACATAAAGGTGTTGGCCTATTAACTGTAGATAAGATATTACAATCAGAAGGCGGTTTAAAAAACAATAAACCTGAAAAGATTTTATATGCGGCAGTAGTTTTAGATAATGAATCTAAAAATAAATTATTAAATTCTTTAGAAATCCCAGAAGGGTGGAAAGCTTTTGCGCATCATATGACAATAGTTTTTGGTAAAGGATTGGATGATAAAAATGAAGTTGGTAGAACGGTTTATTTAAAAGCAACTGAAGTTGGTTATAGTAATTTAGCTATGGCTGTTAAGGTTATTGGCTATCCATCAACCAATGACATACCACACATAACAGTAGCGGTAAATGTTGCGGAAGGTGGTAAACCGTTTCTTTCAAATAAGATAACTGATTGGAAAACTCTTGATAGTCCAATTCATTTAAGTGGGGTAGTTGAAGAATTAAAGTCATAACTTGTTTATTTGTAATTTATTTAGTATATTTGTAACTAACATTTAGTGAACTACCCACCCACGCCAGAGGCGATGGGTTGGGCTTCTGATTTCACAGACTTGTGCTTCTTTATAGAAGTCTTATTTGAGTCTCCATCAGTGTTATCGAGCATCCCACCCGATATTATTTTTAAACCTTCTTTGAGAATATTTCTACTTGCATTTACATCTCTGTCGTGTATTACACCGCACGAGTTACAAGTCCATTCTCTATCAGAAAGTTTTAAATTTTGATTTATCCAACCACAGTCTCCACAAGTCTTCGAGCTAGGATAGAAACGATTAACTTTTACAAGTTCTTTTCCATACCAATCACACTTATATTGAAGTAATGTAACAAAATTACCCCAACTTGCATCGGCAATATGTTTTGATAATTTGTGGTTTTTAATCATACCTTTTACATTTAAGTCCTCAACTGATATTAAATCATATTGATTAACCAGTTTATGTGAAACCTTATGTAAAGTGTCTAATCTACAACTTGCAATTTTCTCGTGAATTTTAGCAACTTTGAGTTTTTGTTTTTCAAACCCATTACTACCTTTTTGTTTACGAGAAAGATGTTGTTGTGCTTTTTTTAATTGTTTTGCATATTTTTTTGTATATCTATTATTTTTGAATTTAGCATTATCAGAAGTAATTACAAAATCCTTTAAACCTAAATCTATTCCAACTTGTTTATTTGTTTTAGGTAATTCTTTATTCTGTTGTTCTGTAAATATTGAAACATAATATTTACCTGTTGGTGTTTTGGTAATTATCATTTTACCAATCTTACCTTTGACTTCTCTGTGAAGTTTAACTTTAATACCTTCTTTAAATTTTGGTATATTAATTTTATCTCCTTCTATACTACCAAATTGAGGTATGGTAAAAGTATTTTTATGTTTACGAGATTTAAACTTTGGGAATTGTGCATTACCTCTAAAAAAGTTTAAAAAAGCTGTATCTAAAGAGCGTAGAGCGAATTGTAAAGTTTGACTATTAACTTCTTTCAACCACATAGTCTTTTCTTCTTTTTTAAGTTTTGTCAAAGTGGCAGCTTGTTTGTAATAATTGTCAGACTTTTTATCCGCTTGGTATTGTTCTTTGCGTTCATTTAGAAAATGGTTATACACCCAACGAGAGTGACCAAAGTGTTGATTTAATAGCACTTCTTGCTCATTTGTTGGAAAAAGACGAAACTTATATGTCTTATTAATCATTTTCATACCTATTATACATCAAAATTTATGCCAAAATATAGTTTTATGTAAATTTGTCATACTTAGCCGTTCAATATATTTTAAGCCAAGGTTAATCATACCTTTGTCGCTTACATCCCATCCACGCTTTGCGATGAATGGGTTTTACGCTCCTTTTTATAAAGTTATTTGAAAAAAAATAAAGTAATTGGATTTATTCAAGAAATTCAAAATATTTATAAATAAATTATAAAAATATGAATTTAGAAAGATTATTAAACAGATTATTTAAATACGATTTATCCGCAGCGTTAGCTTGTATTTTATTACCTTTTGTATTATGGATAGGTGATGGCCCTAGAAGTAGTATTAGTGATTACGCATATGGTGACATTAGCTTCATATATGTTTTTTTATTAACAGTAGCTGCAACACTTATAACAACAATTGGAGTTAGAAAGGACCAAACGTTCACTTGGATATTAGGGTTGAATTTAATGTTAATTCCATTAACACCACATTTAACCTACCCAACCTTACATACGATAACTTCTGTTATATTTTTTGGTGGTATGTCATATCATATTATTAGATATAGTGATGAATTTAAGAGTTTTAGGTGGTTTTTAGTTGGCGCAATGGTATTAGGATTTGTTTTACATTATTTAATTAATATAATTTCCTTATTTGCGGCAGAATCAATAGCTATGGTTATTTTTGGGGTTAACTTTTTGGTAGATTTAATCGAAAATAAAAATGAATTATAACTAAAAAACTATAGTTTTATAAATAAAAAGTGATAATAATTTGGTTATCACTTTTTTTTTTTGTACATTTGCATTATGAATTTCTAAAAACTCTAATGGTTATAATGTAGCAAAAGGTGGGGATGGTGGTGATACAATATCTAATCATCCAGATATTGAACTTATTAAAGAGAACGTTTCTAAATTTCATTCAGGTAAAGTTTTATCTGATGAACATAAACAGAAAATTAGTGATGCTCATAAAGGAATGAAAAAACCTTGGACTAAAAAAACAGCTAAGATGATGGCTGAAGGTAATATAGGTAAAGAATCTCCATTAAAGGGCACTACTTTAACTGAAGAGCATAAACAGAAAATTAGTGAAGGTAATAAAGGACAGAAAAAAGTTTTTACCGAAGAACATAAAAAAAATATTGGTAAAGCAAATAAAGGGAAACATTCACAATTAAAAGGTAAATCTTACGAAGAAATTTATGGTGTGGAGAAAGCACGAGAAATGAAATTAAAGCAGAGTAAGAAAAGAAAGAATAGAGTTGTTAGTGAGGAAACTAAAAAGAAGATTTCTGAATCAATGAAAAAAAGAAAAAATGGGAAATGAATTAAGTATAGTTAAGTACATTAAAGAGTATGGCTTGGATAATGCAGTTAATACATTTAAATTAACTTGTAAGGATTATGGATACAAGATTTTACTCAAATACAATCAAATAGAATCTGACATGTCTTTACCTGAAGTACAAGATTGTAGAGGTCTTATACTTGAGAAAGATACTTGGAAGGTTATGTCTTTGGCATTCAGAAAATTCTTTAATTCAGCTGAAACACATGCGGCTAAAATAGATTGGAACACAGCACTTATTTTAGAAAAATGTGATGGGTGTTGTCACGGGGATACCATATTGATAACTGAGGGTGGTGAAATGACAATTCGTGATATATGTGAAACGGAATATTCTGGTAAAGTTTTATCATTTGATTTAGAAACTAATGAGCCAATATATGATGAAATAGTGGATTATTCAATTAAAAAGAATATTAATAATTGGTTTGAGATTGAATTAGAAAATGGTACTATTATTAAGTTAACTGGTAATCATAAAGTATGGTTACCTAATTTAGAGTGCTATCGTAGGGTTGATGAATTAACCGAAGATGATGAATTCTTACTAATTACTTAAAAAACTTGACACCTATCAAACTTTTCTAATAGTATAAATATTAGTAATGGATTAAAAGAGGTTTGGTCTAATTTATCTGATGATGAATTTAATAAAAGAATGATTAGATTACATAAAAATTTTGTATCGAAATTAGAGGTTAGAGTTAGGAATATATTAACTAATTTGAACATATCATTCACGCCACAATTTCCATTAAATAATCGAACATATGATATTAAAATTGATAATACTAATATATTGATTGAAGTTAATGGTGATTTTTGGTATGCCAACCCATCGCCTTTGGCGTGGGTGGGTAGTTCACAGTAGGGGGTGTAAAAGCCATTCATCGTTATTTGTAGGGCCGCTGTGAGTTAGTGGGGAGTCTAACAAGTATAATAAATAATAGAATATGAAAATAGTTAAGGTAAAACATATTAAAGAGATAGAATGTGACTCTAAGAGGTATGATATTCAAACCAAAGAAACCAATAATTTCTTTGCTAATGGGATATTGGTACATAACTCATTGATTCAAGTATATTGGGATTGGGTAGCTGAAAAATGGTGTGCTGGCACATCTGGTATGGCCGAAGGTGAAGGTGAAGTAAATGATAAACCAAATACTAAGTTTTCTGAATTATTTTGGGATACAATTACATCACCAAAATATGGTTTTAATTGGGATAGAATGGTTAGAGGTAGAACATATATGTTTGAATTAATGACACCGTATAATATTGTTGTTTGCCCACATGGAGAATCAAAAGTATCATTATTAGGTGTTAGAGATTTAGATACGTTAAATGAGTATGGTTTTAATGATTTATATACAATATCTACTGATATTGGGTTACCATTAGTTAAATCTTTTAACATTAATGCATCAAATGCTGGTCATTTAATGGCGACATTTGAAGGTATGTCATTCTCTGAAGAAGGTTATGTTGTAGTTGATGCTAATTTCAATAGAATCAAGTTAAAAAACCCAGCTTATGTTGCAATGCATTATACTAAAAGTAAATTAGGTAATCACCATATATTAGAGGTGTTAAAAACTAATGAAGTTGATGAATGGATTGCAACGTTCCCAGAAAGGTCTGAAGAAATAATTCAACTTAAAGAAGGGTTAGTAAAATTGACTGATGATTTGGAAAATGCTTGGGTAGAATTAATACCATATAAACCTAAAAACATAACTAAACAAGAACAAAAGAGGTTTGCGATGAAAGTATTTGAAGTATCTAATAAACACTTCAAAAATACTCGTCACACTGGATTGTTTTTTGGTTTAAAAGATGGTAAAATTAACACGATTAGAGAATATATAATCAATATGAATAATAAAGATTTATATGAAATATTAACAAAATAAAAGGCCCTCATGGGGCCTTTTTTATCCAATTTCTATTCTTCTATTGGGTGAATCTTTATTATTGCTTTTAGGAATGGATATTTTAAGGATTCCATCAACATAATCAGCTGAGATTTTATCATGCTCAACGTTTTTTGGTAAAGAAAAGCTTCTTTTAAACGATGAATAAGAAAATTCTCTTTTCTTATAATTTAAATCATCTTGATTATTTTCCATTGATGATTCAGCTGACACTTCTAATTTATCACCATTAATCTCAATATTAAAATTGGATTTGTTAAAACCTGGGGTTGCCACATCAATAAGATAAGCTCCCTCATTTTCAATAACATTAACCGAAGGGGTTGTTATTAATCTACTGTCAAAAAGATTATCAAACCAAGGGTCTAATTTTGGAAATTCAAATAAGCTTGGTGATAACTGACCGTTTTTTTTAATTGGTACTAAAGTTTTCATAAGTTCTAAAAATTTTTATTTGTTATTATTTGTTTGTATGTAGACAAATTATATACCATTAGAAAAAACCTGAAAAAATGTCAGTTTATTTGTTTATCTTAAATATTATTCGTATATTTGCGTATTAAACACAGTATTATGAAAAAACTAGAGATATATAGAAGGGTGTTATTTTATAAAGTAAGGAGTTATCAAGGTGGTGAATATGACATGTTTACAAATTATGAAACAATTTTTTATGTATACAAGGGTATTGAAAAAAGAAAGAAATTTTGGCTATTTGGGTCTGAATATGATTATGAAATTTATGAAGAAGTTTTTACTCTAGGTTTTAATATCGAAAGCAAACACTTCTCAAAGAAAGAGGTTAGAGATAAAATTTACGAACAAGTAAAGTTGTTAGAAAGACAAGAAGAAATCAAAAAAGGAGAATTAATATAACTTACATAGGAAAAAGATTATAGAGAAGCGAGAATGGTGTCGGTAAAAACCAAAAGGGTAAATAAAGTTTGTTTATTTAAAATAAATTACGTATATTTGCATTATGAAATTAACATTAGATACAATTTTAAGTGAATTGAAGATAACTGGAGAAGTTCTAGCGGTTTTTGGGTACGGCTCTCAAATATATGGTACAGCGACTGAAACTTCTGACCATGATTTTATTATAGTCATGAAAGGTGCTATGTTAGATAATGGTGCATTTAAGAATAATGCAATTTCTAATGAAGATTATTCAATTCAAGGTACAGTATACTCAAGAGGTGGATTCTTAGACGCTATTAATAGGTATGATATAATCGCATTGGAGTGTTTATCATTGGATGATTCTCAAGTGGTATTCAAGAAATGGCCCTTTAAGGTAACCAATTGGAATACCAAAGAAATGATTAAACAAGTTATCAGAAAGGCATCTGATAGTCGTCACTATGCTAATATGGCATCAAAGAATGGTGATGGTGAACATGCAATAAAGAGTATGTTCCATGCTTTGAGGATATTACAATTTGGATTACAATTAAAAGAGCATAAAAAGATTATTGATTTTCAAGCATGCAATAATTTATATGCGGATTTTAAAAAAATACTTCCAGAAAATTTTGATTCTAGAAATTATTTTCGTATCTTTGACAAACTAATGAATAATTTAAAAGAATAATATGACAATTAAAGCAATATTTGATGAAATAAGTAACACAGCTGGTGATAATGCCAAAATGGATGTATTACGCAAGTATAAAGACAACGACTTACTTAAAGAAGTTTTGTATCGAATAAAATCTAAAAGAGTGAAGTTTTTTATTAAACAAATACCTGAATATATTTCATTAAATAGTTCAATCCCAGCTTCATTAGAGTGGGGTTTAAATAATCTTGATGAAATTTCTGACAGAAAAATTAGTGGACAAGCGGCTATAAATCATTTAAAATTCATATTAGAAAGTGTATCACCAGATGATGCTTATATCATTGAGAGAATTATTGATAAAGACCCTAAGAATGGTTTAGGTAGAACCTACATTAATAAAGTCTATGGTGATTTGATTGAGAAAACGCCATATCAAGGTGCTAAATCATATGATGAAAAATTAGCTAAAGATATTTTTAAGAAATATGGTTACGCTTATAGTGACGTTAAAATGGATGGTAGGTATGCTAACGCAATCATTCAAGGTGGTGAAGTTGAGTTAGAGTCTAGACAAGGTGAAACAACTCATATTCCAAGTGACTCATTATTATTTGAGGAATTATCAAAATTCCCTGATGGTGTATTAAATGGTGAGCTTACAATGGAGAATTTAGACCGATACACAAGTAACGGTATTATAGCTTCAATTGTCGATATTGAGGGTCGTGGTAAAATGGGTGATAGAAGTGATGAAGAAACCGCTAAAAAATTAGTGGCATTCGAGAAAAAGCATGGTAGTTTTAAAGAAGCTGTTGATAAAATCAGATATACTGTATGGGATTCAATTACATTAGATGATTATTTTAATAAGAAATCTGATATTGAATATAGACATAGATTGGATTTCTTATTTAAAAAGACTCCAGTTTTAGAATGTGATAGAGTATCAGTAGTTGAACGTAAGAAAGTATATTCTTATGATGAAGCAATGAGTCACTTCCAAGAGATTTTAAATAGAGGTGAAGAAGGTACCATCCTTAAAGCACCAACAGCTGGATGGTTTGATGGTAAGAAAAATCACCAAATAAAAATGAAATTAGAAATGAATATTGACCTTAGAGTTATAGGGTTTGAATATGGTGAAAAAAGAAGTAAAAATGAAAATGTTTATTCAACAATAAACCTTGAATCATCATGTGGTAAATTAAGAACCAATGCTTCTGGTATGACTGAGAAGATGATGAAAGATATTACTGAAAGAGGTGATGAACTTATGGGGACAATAGTAGAAATACGTTGTTGTGGTTTATCTCAAAACTCTAATGGTGATTGGTCAACTTTACATCCTTCAGTTGTTGAATTGAGAGATGATAAAGATACTTGTGATTCATTAGAGTCATGTCAAGAGATTGAAGCAATGGCTAAAGGATTAGGTAAAGAAGTGGGATAATGGGAAAGTTATTTATAATTATTACAATAATTTTGGTTTACGTTATTGGGTATGTAATATCATTAATTACATTGAAGAGGTGTGCTAAACAACTTGGGTTAGACCATTACGATGATAATGATAGAGGGTATGTAATGATGGATGATTATGAATCAAATGAATCAGCTTGGATATCTTTTAGTTTTGTTTGGCCAGTGTTCTGGTTTATAATTGGAATCATTGGATTCTTCAAATTCATTTCAAATCAAAGTGAAAAATTTTTAAATAAATTAAATAATGAAAAAACATAGTGCATTCCCGAAAATCGGGCAATATAGACAAGTAGTAAAAGAAGCTAGAGATAGAGCCGCATACATAGGTAAAGATGAGAATGGTGATGCAATTTTTGACTATTCTAAAGTTGCACCAACCATTAAATTTAAAGGTACTGTGAAACTTCATGGGTGTTTTGATAAAAACTCTTTAGTTACTTTAAGTAATGGTGAAGAAATACCAATTAGTGAAATTAATGTTGGTGATTCTATTTTGAGTTATGATTTTGAATTTAATAGGTTTGTGGATAAAAAGGTTGTAAATACTGAAAACTTTAAATCAAATAAAAATTGGGTTGAGCTAGTATTTGATAATAATTCTTCAATAAAATGTACTGAAGACCATAAAATTTACACAAAAAATAGAGGGTGGGTTGAAGCCATTAACTTAACTGAAGAAGATGTTTTTTTAGAAAATGACCAAAATTAAAGTTAGTTTCATGAAACGCTACATATTTATATTAAAAAGTAAATATGGTAATTACAACATGGTGTGAATTAGTAAATGGTAGGTGGGGTTACTCAAAACACCTATCTAAGATAAAATTTCCGATTAATATGGTTAAATGTGATGATTGTAATCACATATATAATGAAAGGTTTGATAAAACAAATAAAAGGTTTGAAAAAAATGAAAAAGATTTGTGTAAAAATTGTGTTAAAGAGAAAGAAGCTAAAAGACTTTCAGAGGTAGGTAAAAAAGCTTTAAGTAAAATATCAAAAAAAGATAGAACCAAAAATGCTAAATTGGGTGGTGAAGCATCATCTTTGAATCATAACAATTCTGGTAGATTTTCAACGGAAAGGTGGGAGTCTATGAGTAAAAAAGAGCAAAATAAACAAGTAACAAGAGCAAATAAGGCATTACACGATAAATTAAATTCAGATGAAGAATTTAGATTAAAACATTATTTAAAGATTTTTAAAAATTCTAAAATTGGTTTTACATCTAAAGGTCATAATGAATTACATGATTTTTTAAAAGAATATGGATTTAAACAGCACCATGTAATAGATAAACTTGAGGTTGATGAATGTAATGTTAATAGAAAAATCGTTGTGGAATATAATGGGGATTTATATCATTGTAATCCTAGAAAATATGATGGTGATTACTACAACACAGCAATTAAAATGATTTGCTCTGATAAATGGGAAAAGGATAGAAAAAGAACTTGGTTATTAAAAAGAAAGGGATATAAAGTTTTTGTTGTTTGGGAAGATGATTGGTATAAAAATAGGGAAAAAATTAAAAATAGATTAAATAAATTTATTAATAATGAAATTAAAAAAGATAAATAAAATAAAAGAAAGAAGGTCATTTGACCTTACGATACAAGACACAAATTGTTTTTTTGTAAATGACATTTTGGTGCATAATTCAAATGCGGGTATTGGACATACTGAAAATGATGGTATTTGGGCACAATCTAGAAGTAATATTATAACTCCTGAAAATGATAATATGGGGTTTGCAAGGTATGTTGAAGATAATAAACAAGCATTCCTTGAATTGGTTGAACATGTTAGATATGTAAACCATAAGATTAACCCAAACGATACTGTTATTGTATTCGGTGAATGGGCTGGTAAAGGCATCCAAAAAGGAGTTGCAATATCTCAAATAGAAAAGTCATTTTTCATATTTGACGTAAAAGTTGTACCTGAAGATAGTACTAAACCATATCATTTAGCTTCTCACTATTTAAGAGATATTGACCATAGAATTTATAATGTTGAAGATTTCTTATCTTATGAAATCGAAATTGATTTTAATAGACCTGATTTGGCTCAAAATGAATTAAGTGAGATTACCATTGCAGTTGAAGAATTATGCCCCGTAGGTAAAGCTTTTGGTATTGAAGGAATTGGTGAGGGTGTGGTTTGGTGTGCAACGGTTGATGGTCATGATTACCGTTTCAAAGTGAAGGGTGAACGACATAGCGCATCTAAAGTTAAGACTTTAGCTAAAGTTGATACTGAGAAAATAAATTCTATCCATGAATTTGTTGGTTACGCTGTAACTCAAAATAGATTTGAACAAGGTATGGGCATTATTTTCCCTAACGGAGATATTGACATTAAAAAAATGGGTGATATCATTAGATGGGTTGTGAATGATATTATGGCCGAAGAAAAGGATGTTTTAGAAGATAATAACCTCCAATCAAAAGATGTCAACAAATACATTTCAACAAAGGTTCGAGAACTCTTTTTAGAGGAATATAATAAACTTTGATAATAAAACCACCGAAAAGTGGTTTTTTTTTTTGCTAAAAACTTGTTTTTTTCCTTTTTTTGTAGTTACATTGCACAAAGATTATAAAATTATGAAAAACATACAAAACGGAGTTTTTAGATTAACAAAAGATTCAAGCCCAATGGAAGGTGTCGAATTTAAAGCTGGTCAAGAATTTGAACTTATTGGTGGTGTTATTTACATGGGTGGATTCCCATTACAACTTAATTTCCAAAATTTAATAAAAACGTGGATGGATAAAAACCCAACATTATTTGAAAATGATACAAGAGACTTTTAAGAATATGGAAACCGAACATACATTATATGAGTGGTGTTTAGTTAATAATATTAGAATTTTAGATTTAGAAGAGAGTGAGTATGATGAATATATGTTGGATAAACTTAGTCTTGAGAGATTTAAATCTGTTATAGAAGAGTATAAAGTAGTTTATAATTCTACACCAGGAAAACCTGAAAAATTCTTAGAATTAAGAATGTACGGTTTAGTACCATATAACCTTTCACCAATTCAACAAGGAATTCAATTTAATCACGCAAATGATGTTTATAGTCTTGAATGGGGAACGAATAACGAAAAATATGATTGGTTCAGAACTGAATGGATGACCAATATTTTATTGAATGGCGGTACATCTAATGAAGGTCATGAGGTAAGACATGGATTTAAAACTGAGTTATATGTTGGCACAATGCAACAACATTTAGCTGATTTAACATTAAATGGCATCAAGGTTTCAAGATTTTATGAACCTGATTTAAACTCTATGTTAACAGCGATAGTATTTCTTGTTGACGAAAGAGTGTTTAATAAAAATTTATACCCTGATTTTTCACCAATGCCAGCATTAGATTACGTTGGGGATGTTAGTGATGACCAAATAGCTTCATGGGTTAGAGTTAATGATGAGCAATATAATAAATGGGTTGAAAAAGTTGGTGGCCCTAAGAATGTCTTTTTAAGAGAATTCTTAAAAGATAAAAAATTAGCATAAATGAGTAAAGATAAAACAAACAAAGTTAAATTTAAAGATTTAACAGACGAGAATAAGGACTATATTAGAATGACTTATTATGATGAGGAATTAACCCATAAAGAAAAAATGGAAATTCTCACAAATAAATTTGGTGTTGAAGGTAGGACGATAAGAAAATGGTGGTTAGAAAAAATGGACTTACAAAAAGTCTCATCAAAATTACCACCACAATTATTAGAAGCTCGTGATAGAAATCTACCATTAAATACAAAAGTTTTAATGGTAACATCAGCTCAAAATGAAACTCCAATTAACCACAAGCAATTAGCTTCAATGTTAATTTATAAGGATTTTATTACCAATAAGTTAAATAAGGAGACCAATATTGTGGTTATACCAGTTAGGTACCGTAATCCAACAACACCAACGGAAGACCAGAATAAGAAAAAAGACATGTGGTGGGTTGATGAAATAAAGGATAATATCTATTATAATAAAGTTGAATTTGGTGATACTACCATAGCAGCTGACACACATATTTCACCAACAGCTAAAATGCCATTAACTGGATTAGATGCATTGAGTGATGATGGTCATTTGATTTTAGGTGCATTTAGAATTCATTTTAAAACTCAAGCTAGGCTTAGAAATACACCATTAAGAACTATGAGTACGACTGGTGCGATTACTAGGAAGAATTACTCTAGAAGTAAAGCTGGTGACACTGCCGCTATACATCATTCATATGGTTTTAGTATCATTGAGTTGAGAGAAGATGGTACATGCCATATTCCTAGAAATATCTATGTAACTGATGATGGTGAATTTACTGATTTATGTTATAAGGTAACCCCTGAAGGTGTAACTAAAGTTAAAAATGTTGAAGCTATTGTTTGGGGTGATATCCATAATGAAGTTATTGATGAAGCGATATATGAGAAAACCAAAGAGTTGTGTGATATTTTAAAACCTAAAGTTCACGTATTGCATGATTTATTAGATGGGGCCAGATTTAACCCACATGAAAGGTTAGATATGTTTAGCTTACGAAGAAAAATCGTTAATGGTAAATACCTTATTGAAGATGAAGTAGATGAAGCTGTTAAATTTCCTAAAAAGGTATTAAAAGAATGTGGTGGTGATAAAGTGTATGTGGTTCAATCAAACCATGATGAATTCTTAGATAGACATATCAACGATATGAATTGGAAAAGAGATTTACATAATTCACCAGCTTATTTGAAATATGCAATGATTCATCAAACTATTGATTTAGAGCTTTATGGAAATATATTTGGTTATTTACTAACCGAAAAATATGGTAAAAAGAAAAAAGTTAAATATCTTAAATTCGGTGACCACTTAACTATCAAAGGTTTTAACCTAGCTATGCATGGTGACCATGGTACAAATGGTTCTAGAGGTAATATAACGCAATATAAGCGTATGAACTTTAAAATGATACACGGACATAACCACTCACCTATAATAATGGATGGTGTGACTTCTGTGGGTCTTACAGGGCATGTTAAACAGTTCTACACTAGAAAGGGTGTTAGCACTCACGCATACGGACATTGTTTGGTTCATGAGAATGGAAAACGTCAATTATTGGTGTTTGATGATAATGGAGAAATAACAGATTTAATATGAAAGCTAAAATAAAAATTTGATTTTTTAAAAAAATTATTGTATCTTTGTATTGTGAATACAACATTTAAAATAAAAGGTAAGATAGTTTTTGACCCACCAGACATCACTTCTAAACATAAGAAGCAAGCTGATTGGAAGAAAGTCGCATTTGTAGAATTTGATGGTGACATCAAAGCTTACTACAGATGGTTTGTGAAAAAAAGATATAATCTTATTTTAGGAGAATCAATTAGAAAGGCTCATGTAACATTTATAAACGACAGTCATAGAGATATGGGTGATAATGTTAAGAAATGGGATGATGTTAAGAAGAAATGGGATGGAAAATCAATTGAAGTTAACTTATCAGTTGATGTTAGGTCCGATGGTATCAATTGGTGGTTGGTTGTACCAGAAGAAGGTAGGGAAGAGTTACATGCGATTAGAGCTGAATTAGGGTTAGGTAGACCTTATTTTGGTTTACATATGACATTTGGTATCGCTAGAGATGCCAAAGATGATGATTTTGAAGGTAACGGTGTGAGAGCTGTTAGACAAAATGAAGAACATTCAAGATACATTCTTGGATTAATAGATAAAGGATTGATAACATGAAAAGATTTAGATGGAATTTAGGGGTACTTATTTTAAAAATAGGTTATTGGATTAGACAAGAAATCCCACAAAAACCTTATTTTAAGAAATGAGAATAAAGGCGATATATAAGAAAAACCTTAAAATGCCTGAAGGTAAGGTTGCAGCGCAAATAGCACATGCAGTTAAGAATCTAGGTATAACACCACTTGATTCAGATATAGTTGTTTTAAGAGTTTCTGATAAGAAATTTGATGAATTAGTGGTTGAGCATCCAGATTGTTATGTACAAGTCGATAAAGGGCTTACAGTAGTTGAAAAAGGTACTGCAACAGCTGCCGCTTGGATAGAAAGTAAGTAAAAATACCCCATTTGTTGTGTGGGGTATTTTGTGTTTTAGGGTAATTATCTCTTATTTAATCTTTTGGATTAACTCTTTGATGACTGCATAGTTGAAATATACGAATAATCCCGCACAAGCTCCCGCTAAGAAAGTCCCAAGACCACCTCCAATAAAAATAAAAGAACCAGCACAAGCTCCCGCCCATCCTAGATTTCCTAATCCTGTGGCTTTAATCCACTCTTTAATTTTGTTTACCATAATATATTTGTTTTTTATATATATAAATATGCCGAAAATTTGGAAAATCAGACAAAATGTAGTATAATTGCGTTAAGAAACAATTAAATTACAACAAATTAAAAAAAAAGTGGGGATTTCATTTGGTAATCCCAGATTTTATTTTTATGGTTGTACCAACACCTCATGATAAAATATTAGAAAATAGTAGAAAAGATTGTAGTTGTAGTAATGTTAAGACCGAAAGGTTTATGTATATAGATGCAATTAAATATTAAAAATTATTTAGTTATTTAAAATAATTTACATACCTTTGAAGAGTTAATATAAAATTTTTTGAAAATGATTACTAAAGAAAATGGTTTAAGGTATGCAAAATTAGTCCATGTATCAGTTGATAATGGGTTAACATCTCAAAGTAATAAGGTGTATATAATGGAAGAACAACCTGATGGTAGAATCAAATGTGATTATGGTCGAGTTGGTAAAGATTTAGTGACTGTCTACAAGCGGTCACACGAATGGAATAAAGTTCTTCAAAGTAAAACAAACCCTAGAAAGGGTTATCAAGATGTTACAGACCTTATTGCTGAAACCACAACAACCTCTTCAAATAGTACATCATCAAAAACAGCTGATATTAAAGATAATCAAGTAAAACAATTATTTGATGATTTAATGGCTTATGCAAATAAATCAATCCAAAGAAACTATAAGGTTACACAAGATGCTGTAACTCAAGCACAAATTGATGCCGCTCAAGAAGTTTTAACAAAAGCTTCAGGATTGGCTAAAGTTGGTGTTAATGTTAAAGAAATCAACGACTTATTAATAAGACTGTACACCATCATTCCAAGAAAAATGAAAGATGTTCGTGATTATTTGATTGATGCTGCGGATGATAAAGATGATTTAGATAAGATAAAAAACTTCTTAGCTAACGAACAAGATACATTAGATACAATGGCTGGTCAGGTAAAACTTATTAGTCAACAAAAGGGTTCAACCATTGATGATGATTTAGATGGTGATGGGGAAATTACCTTATTAGAACAAATGGGGTTAGAGGTGTCTGTTGAAACTGACCCTAAACAATTAGAATTGATAGATAGATTGGTTGGACCAACTAAAGATAGACTTAAAAAGGTTTATAAATGTGTTAATAAGAAAACACAAGCTGTATTCGATAAACATTACGGTAATGCTAGATTTAAAGACAGAAAATTATTCTGGCATGGGTCTAGAAATGAAAATATTTTTAATATAATCCAATCAGGATTATTAATTAGACCTTCAGGTGCAGTTCATACGGGGTCAATGTTTGGTGATGGAATATATTATGCTAATAAGGCTCAAAAATCATTAGGTTATACTTCAGTAAGAGGTTCTTATTGGGTAAATGGTAGTTCTAATAAGGGTTATTTATTGTTATATGATGTTTATCATGGAAAACAAAAAGATATTTATAAACATGATTCTAGTTGTTACTCATTATCTCAAAAAGTAATGGATGATGAAGGTTATGATTCAGTTTATGCACATGGTGGAGCGGATTTAAGAAATGATGAATTCATTATTTATAACCCAAAACAGTGCACTATTAAATATATAATTGAGATAGTCTAAATTATTTTACGCTCCTTTTTATAAAAATTTTAATAGAGATGTTAAGAATGTTTATTCTATTGATAAAATTATCAAAAAATATATCCCCAAAGAAGAAGAAAATGAAATAAAATTTAAGATAAAATCAAATAATAGTAAAAATAGGCGTGAGACTGAAGAAAGTAAAATTAATCGCTCTAAAGGTCAGGTAGGTAAAACACTTTCTGAAGAAACTAAAGAAAAAATAAGGTTAAGTAAATTAGGTAGTAAACATACAATTGATTCTAAAAATAAAGTAAAAAAAAATAATAAACGAACTATTAAATTTAGTAGGATAGAAATAAAATTTATTTTAAAATCAATTAAAAATAAAAATAGTAAGAGAAATACAATATCTATTTTAAACGATAAATTTGGTTATAATATAAATTTATCTAGTACTAGTGTTATTGATAGAGTAATTAAAGATTTTACTAAAAAATTTGGTAGTTAATTTTATTTTACGTATCTTTGTAGAAAATATAATAAAATGAAAAGAGAATTATCGGATTTAGAAAGAAATGAAATCGATATCAATGTAGTTGGTTATTCAGCTACAGGTAAAAGCACAATTCAATATTTAATTTAATAAGTTTTAAAAGACTATGGTTTTAATGTTGTAGTTCGTAGTAATGACCATGAATGGATTATATCCCAACCATATAGGGAATTAGAAAAAAGGATGGATATTGTAATAAAAAGTAATAGAGTTATTAATATCAACGAAGTACAAGCCGTTAAAAATATTAAACAATAATGGATGGATTAAGTGATTGTGTAGAAATTAAAGAACCAGTAACTGTTGGTCAAGAATTTATTGAATGGGCTGAGAAGTATTGGTTATTAGATAAATTAACAAAAATCGACACTCCTGATAATTTTGCTGGTGAGGTTTGTGATTATCAGTATATGCGTAAAATTTTCATTGAAAAAATAAATGGTATTATCAATACTAGATTAAGAAATTAATAATTTAAAACTTAGAAATCATAGGAGGTAGAGCACTTAAAAACACCTTTACAAGAAGGTACGAAAGACAAGAATTTGAAGATATCAAGAATGAAATTTTTGATGTTCTTTCAAAAACATTCTTAAGATACGACATACCACGATTCTTCGCTAAGAAAGAAACGTTTGGTGATATCGATATCATTATATCAATGGATGGTTTTTATGGTAACATGAATGACTATATTGATGCAACATTTAAACCAAATGAAATTTTTCATAATGGTAACGCATGGTCATTTGACTATAAGGAGCTTCAAGTGGATTTCATTACATGTGCCGATGAGGATTATGATTCTAATTATCACTACTTAGCGTTTAACGATTTAGGAAATTTTCTGGGAAGATTAGCCCAATCAATTGGATTTAAAAGTGGTCAAGAAGGGTTATGGTATAATTATTTTAGTGATGCTAATACCAAAACTAAAATTATGGTATCAAAAGACTACCCTAAGATTTTTCAATTTTTAGGTTTAGATTACCAAAAATGGTTAGATGGGTTTGACACGCTTGAAGATATATTTGAATATACAATGACATCATCATTATTCAACCCTGAAATGTTTCAATTAAGTCAATTAAATAAGATTAACCGTGAGAGAAATCTTAAACGAGCATCTTATATGGCTTTCTTAGATTACATTGAAGATAAACCAGCACATCCTGAGTATAATGAGAATGTGGTTAAATATGCTAAGAATAATATTATTGAGGTTATTAGAAGTTGGTTTCCAGAGGCTAATATTGATATAAGATTAGCTGAAATTGAATATAAAGCTGCCAAGAAAAAGCTGGTTAATATGAAGTTCAACGGTAAAACCGTAATGGAGAGATATGGTCTTCAAGGTAAAGAATTAGGTGAAGCTATATATACTTTTAAAGATTATGTATGTACTGTGTATTATGGTAATGATTTTGATGATATTATAGTTGATAGTGATGTAGAATATATCTATGCTTTATTCGAACAAGCCAACAATATTAAATAAAAGGATTGCCTGATTGCTCCAAAAACTCGAAATTGTTATGTAAAGATTGACATTCAGAAATAAAATTCTGGATGTCTTTTTTTTCTAATACAAACCATTCACCCTTCAATCGCTTGGTTCCATAACGCTTATGCAACGCACCTTCAATTTTATTATTGTATTTAGATTCAAATTCAGCCACAACATCAATCACATCACCATTTCCTGTCTGCAAATTCTTGATTCTCTTTTTACCGTTATATTTGGTAATACCAATCTTATATTGGTCATTGTTGTTCGTTAATAAATAAATTACTCCCATATTTTAATTTTATGGAAATATGGAAAAAATAATCCATTAAGTAAAGGTAAAACTTTGATTTATCATTAATTTTTAGTATATTTGTACTATGAATAGAATGTTTGCTACATTTGATAGATTCATCAACTATCAAACCGTAAGTCGGAGATTGGTTTTTAATAATTTAGTTAATGAATTGGGTGAAAAAATCGATGGTGAAGTTTATATTGATAACCAAATGGTTATTGCATATATGAAGTTGAAATTTGGTGATAGGTACTTCATTAAATTTGGCGATATCCAAGATGGGGTTCTGATTAATATTAGTGAAACCAAACATATTAATAAAAAGGTTAAATGCGACATTTTCAGACGTTTTAAGGACGAAATGCATTTTATTGGTGGCAAACATCAAGGAAAGAAAGATAGTGACTTAGATGAAGCTGAATTGAGTAATTATTGCATCTGGTTGGCCAGACAGTCATATAACGAAGCAACAATAAAGAATTGTTTAATAATATTAAAAAAATTACATGGATAAGCATTTAAAAGAGTATTTAGACGAAAAATTAGACCTAGAGGAAAGATTAAGAATGTTAAATGTTATTATAGAAGGCATTCAAGATAGATGTAATTATGACCAACATAAGGATAAGGATGGTAATGGTTATATGACACTCCAATTTAATACAGATGATAGGCGTTTTATAAAATGGAGCGTAAAACCCATCCATCGCTTTTGCGTGGATGGGATGTAAGCGACAAAGGCTAACCTTGGAACAACAATATGGTATGAAAAAGGTTGATGACGCTTTCTTGTATGACCAAGCATGTAATTCTGTAGGTTCCAGTTGGGAATGCAGAGATTGTATAATAAAATAAAGTTATGAAAGGAATTATATTAGCTGGCGGTGCTGGAACAAGGTTGCACCCACTCACAATTAGCGTTAGTAAACAACTAATGCCAATATACGATAAACCAATGATTTATTACCCATTATCAACGCTTATGTTGGCTGGAATTAATGAAATACTTATAATTACAACCCCAGAGGACCAACACTTATTTAAAAAATTATTGGGTGATGGAACTCATTTAGGTTGTAGATTTGAGTATGCTGTTCAAGAACAGCCCAATGGGTTAGCTGAAGCATTTATTATAGGTGAAGAATTTATTGGAAGTGATAGTGTAGCATTGATATTAGGTGATAATATATTTTATAGTGGTGGTTTATCTAAAATTTTACAGCAATGCGTTGAAGATATTGATACTGGTTTTGAAGCTGGAATTATTTTTGGGTACCACGTAAAAGACCCTGAAAGATTTGGTGTTGTGGAATTTGATTCTGAAGGTAGCGTAATATCAATTGAAGAAAAACCTGAAACCCCTAAATCTGGATATGCAATACCAGGTTTATATTTTTACCCTAATAGTGTGATTAATATAGCTAAAACTATACAACCTAGTGATAGAGGTGAATTAGAAATATCTTCAATTAATCAAGTATACTTAGAAAATAATTCTTTAGCCGTTGTTAAATTAAATAGAGGTACTGCTTGGTTAGATACTGGGACATTTGATTCATTGAATGAAGCTAGTGATTTTGTCAAAGCAACCCAAAATCTTCAAAACCTTAAAATAGGTTGTATTGAAGAAGTTGCTTGGAGAATGCGATATATTGATTCACAACAACTCGTTGAACTGTCACATTCGTTGGGTAAAAGTGGATACGGTCAATATTTAACAGATATTATCAAAGAATATTGATATTTATTTGTGTAAGACTTAATAAATTCATATATTTGTACTATAAAAATTAATGATGGAAGACGAGCAATTTGAGAAAGCTAAAAGATTTTTAAATGAGAAAAAAATTCCCATATCTGAGGAAATTTTAAACTTATTTTTTAATGGTATTGAAAATGTGACAATAATCACTGAGGAAGACCTTAAAACAATTGATTTTAAAACTCTAGGTGATGCTGATGATATTAAAACAATATCAGGTACTGAGTGGGTAGCTTCTAGATTAATCTGGAATACCCTTGATGGACCAATATGTAGCGTTAATTTAATTAAAATAGGCCAATTTAACCTTAAAAACCCCTTTGATATTATGAATGGATTATATTCCAATAAACCAAATTACCCATACGGTAAAGAAAATGTTATAGATATTGATTACGAAGATATATTACCTTTACCATTTACAGAACAGTTAGCACTTGCAATAGAAGTTGAAGATTTTGAAGAAGCGGCAAGATTGAGAGACTGGGATACTGGTCTTAAAAATTTATTATTAAAATTAAAACCCCTAATACTAGACGCACTTAAAAAAGAAGATGTTACAAAATTAGACGATTATTTAACTCAAATTAGGGATTACCGAAAAACATTATAATGAAAGTTAGTTTTGATTTTGATAGTACGCTATCAACACCTTTAATTCAAAGGTTGGCTAAACGTCATATTAAATATGGTGACGAAGTTCATATTACCACCACTAGGCAACATGAAGATGATAGTCTAGGGTTTACAAATGAGTATTTATATAAAGTGGCCAATAGATTAGGGATTAAAAAAGAAAATATACACTTTACCAAATTTCAAGATAAAGTTCATTTTCTTAAAACATTCGATATGCATTATGATGATGATGAGCATGAAATCGATTTAATCACAAGGTCAGACCTACCATGCTTAGGTATTCTTATAAATTATAAGAATTATTACCTTGATAATGAGGAAGTTAAAAAATAATTTAAAAAAAAGTATAAAAAAACTTGTTTTTTATTTAAACAATTACTATATTTGCACATATATATTAACAAGAGATAGGATAATACATCTGGACAAACCCAAATGGGAAAGGATTGAATCTGAACAGTCTCTTAAATAAAAATGAAAATGAAAACTTTAGTAACTTTATTATCTTTATGTCTGTTGGTCGTGTGTACTGACACATCGAGTTATGTAATTACTTAAAGGATTTATTTATATATTTTTTAAATTGTTATAAAAGCTCGATGTTAACGCATCGAGCTTTTTTATGCACTAGTGCTCCGAGTGGTCGAAGGGGGTGGTCTGCAAAACCGCCAGAGAAATCTCAACGTTGGTTCGAATCCAACCTAGTGCTCAAAATAAAAATGCGGCCATAGTTCAGTAGGTCAAGAGCACCACCCTTACAAGGTGGGGGCGAATAGTATAACGGGGGTTCGAATCCCTCTGGCCGCACAACAATTGTGAGGCCATCTGTTATGTTGCAACATAAAATGATGGTCTGAATATCTAAATGAGCGTATGGTGAAATTGGTAGCCACGGGGACCTAACCGTCTTAATGACTAGCCGCAGACTTGCCATCTGGGTTGAAGGGTGAACCCTCTGTTATAGGCATATACGTATAGGTTCGAATCCTATTGCAGTTATTTAGATGATAATGGGGATGTGGTGGAATTGGTAGACACGCTGGTTTTAAGCATCAGTGCCTCGAAAGGGGCGTGTGGGTTCGACTCCCACCATCCCCACAATTGGCCCCATAGCTCAGTGGTTTAGAGCGTCTCTTTTACACGGAGAAGGTCTTAGGTTCGATTCCTAATGGGGCTACATGAAAAATTGGAATAAAATAATAGCACCAAAAGTTGAAATGTCTATGAATGAATTGGTTAAAACAAAGTCATCAAATATAGAAGGTTATTTTGAAATAATAGAAAAATTAACATGTAGTAAAATAATAAAAAACGATAATAATATATCAATTTTTATGTAAGCACCCCCATGGTGCACGTTGGAATGCACAACAGGTTTAAGCCCTGTCGTTTCGTGGGTTCGATTCCCACTGGGGTACAAAATTAAAATTATGGAAATTAGAATAACAAAAACTCCGTATTCAATATTTAAAGATGTTCCAAAAATTAACTATTTTTGGGTATATAGAAAATATAAATATGTGAAAGGGTTTCGTTTTAGGTTTTTTGGTTATAATTTTAACGTAACTGAAAATTTTGCAACATATAAATTAATCAATAAGTTTAAAAACAATGAAAACGCATACAATTGAAGTTTCGGAAGTTGACATGAAAGGTTCTAAATATGAAATTAGTGAATGGCATAAACGAGTTGATGTTGTTAGGTGGGAACATGACTATGAAGATAAAATATATAGAATTACAATTAGAATAAAATAACCCTCTATGCTGTACGTTGGAATTCAGCGTGGCTTTTATTATTATTAAACTGCCCTTATGAGCAAAATGGCAAAGCTTGCTGGTTTAGACCCAGTGGAAAACATAAGAAACGTTCTCAGTTCGACTCTGAGTAAGGGTACAATCCGAAGTATTAATTTTAAAGTAAAAATAATTTAATTTTTCCTAACTGTTACGGATAACGCAATTAGAAAATGGATTAAAAGTTCTTTAAGTAAGTAGACCCCACGATTTCGTCAGTTCGATTCTGACTAGAGGGACTTTGGAACTTTTGTACCTTTCTACATATTTATATTTTGGAGCGTAAAACCCATTGGTCTTTAGCTAATGGGTAGTTCACTGAAAATCTACACGCAATGGCCAAAGATTTAAACATCAAACGATGTTGATTCCATAAGAATCACTATGATATACCAAAAAAACGTATTGAAGAAATTACCAAATAATGCACATTGGTATCCCCTAGAGATATTCATAAAATAATACATAATCTATAATACTGGTATTTAGTCGAATAAGTTTTGTAGCTAAAATAATAACAATTATTTTAGCTAAACTATTGATTAATACTATTTATTGAATATATTAGGTATATAAAATAATTAATATTATGACACAAACAGAAAAAGCTGAAAGATTTGAAAGCTTAACAAGAGAAAGTGATGTTATCCAAAGGGAGATATCAAAATTACAATCAGCAAATGCTGGTATTAACACAACATCCGAAGAATACGATAATAAACTTAATCATTTAAGACATAGGTTATCAATTTTAGAACAAGAGATGGTAAAATTATTTATATGAATCTAAATGAAAATTTAAACGAAGAATTAGTTGAAGCATTAAAAAATATCTACCCAATTAGAGAAAATCTAAGGAAGGAGTTGTTAAAAACTTATGATGAAGAATTATTAGATAAATTAAATGCTTTGAATAAAATGATTGAGAATGCTGAAATTTTAATCAACAAATCTCAAGATGTTAAAAAGTTTTATGCTGAACAATACCCTGATTATGTCGATGAAAACAATCATATCAACGAAATAGGTATAAATAGAATAAGCATTTTGAAAAAAAAATGGAAAAAATTAGGCTATCTAAAAAAGAATTCATAAATTAGCCGAATTAAAATTAGAAAAACATGAAAAAAACAGCCCTACTTGTATTATTAATGTTGACATTAACCTTTAGTTTTGGACAAACCAATGGGTCAGTAATTATGAACGATTCACTTATTGTTCAATATCTTGAGGAATTCGTTGACGAAGCCGCCCAAAATGGCTACGATATTCAAGAACAATTATTAAGTAAAGTTAGTTATATACTAATAGCAAAAGAGGATAAGCAAATTGAAGGTTTATCTGAAATTGATTTGAATAACAAATTAATCTTATTGGACCCCAAAGTTCGTTTAGATAGATTAATATTAAAAGCAAGGCTATATAGAGAGTTATGTCACGCTTTAGGTGTACCATATGACACTGGTAGTGTTATGATGGATAGGGTTAAAGAAAAAGGTTTTTCTTATGTGGCATTTGATGATTCTGAAATACTTAGCATTGAATTAGGTAAAGTTCTGAAATTAATTTAAAAAATCAAGGTTTTAATTAATTGAAAATCAAATAATTTAAAAATAATTTAAAAATAATTGCAAAAAAATTTGTTTTATATTGAAACATTTACTATATTTGCACTATATATTAATAACGGTATTAATAAAGTACCACAAAATAAAAGTAATGAGAAACTTAATTAACATATTTGAAAACGAATTTTTCGCAGCCGAGGCAGATTTTAGCTTGGGTAGGATGAGAATTGTCAAAAATGAAAGTTAAGTTATTTAAAAAATAATAAAAACAATAAGACAAAATCTCATCCAAATCGGATGAGATTTTTTTTTGTTATAAACGGATGTGAGGTGTTGTAGGTAACATGCTTGACTGTCACTCAAGCGATTGCGGGTTCGACCCCCGTGACATCCGCAAAATTAAATTTGATTATCATGGGATAAATAAAGAAGTGATTAAGAATTTCCTACTTAATCGAGATGAAACTGGAAGAGAGATAATGTTCTATCCAGAAACAGGAAAAAAGTATTATATTGAATGGATAGGTGATGGTTATAGTAAATGGGGAGATTTCGACCCAGTAACTAAAAAATTCACTGGTAATTATGGAACTAAATATAGAGGTTCAGTAACACCTAAAGAATCTGTAATCACTAAAGAGAATGGATTCAATGATATTCATGAAGGTAAAGGTTCAGCGTATGAACACGTAAATTGGTTGCATAACCAATGGAAAAAAGAAAATGGTTATGGGTAAGATTGATAAAAAGAGAAATAGATTAATTGAGAGAATCAAAATGTTAGAAGATGAATTAACTTTATCTTTAACTAAAAAAACCTCTAATACTGTGGAAATTAATGTACCACTTCAACAAAGAAAGATTCAGGAGTTGAAAGAACAATTAAGAGGGTTAATGTAACCCTCAAACAGTACCAGCGCATAACGGTTGGTGTACCTGACTGTCACTCAGGTTTGGTTTATCCATGTAGCGGGTTCGACTCCCGTTGTAGTTGCCAAAAATAAAACAAAGAATCATTGTTTTAACCCTTGTCGGGGAGGTTTTTAAATGGTTCATAAGGGGACTTCGAATAATGGTAGTTCGTATGGTTGAAGCCCATAAGGTAAGAGTTCGACTCTCTTAGTTCCCACAAATTTGCTGCCGTAGTATAGCGGTCAAGTACACAAGGCTTTCAACCTTGCAGACGCCAGTTCGAATCTGGTCGGCAGTACAAATAATAATGGTCGGGTAGAGCATAATAAGTTATTTGACATTTTGGTAGAATTTATTTTTTAAAAAATGTGTCTTTTAATAAAAACTTCATATTTATTAATATGAGTAGAGACGAAAAGATTATAGAAATGTATAACGCTGGTGAAACAGCCACAGTTATATCAAAAGAATTAAAAATAGGTAGGAAAACAGTTTATAGAACTTTAGATAAGTTTAATATAACATTACATAAAAATAAACCTAATAATTGTCTAGTGTGTGGTAAGACATCTAAAAAGAAGTTATGTGGTACGTGTAACACTAATCTAAGGAGATATAGAGTCAAGAAATTAGCTGTTGAATATCTAGGTGGTGAATGTAAAAGATGTGGTTGGGAGGGTGATGTATCAGGATTTGATTTTCATCATAAAGACCCAAATCAAAAAGATTTTAATCCAAGTGGTTTAAACTTGGCTAATAAATCTTGGGAAAGGGGTAAAGAAGAATTGGATAAGTGTGAATTATTATGTGCACTGTGTCACAGATTAGAACATAGCACTTATGGGATTTTAGAAAAAATAAATTTAGAGTATAAAGGTAAAACCTTTCTATAAGGCTTGGTAACTCAGTTGGTAGAGTAGTGGACTGAAAATCCATATGTCACTGGTTCGATTCCAGTTCAAGCCACTATACCAAAAAGTTATTGAAGAACCATGTGTCGTTGGTTCGATTCCAACTCCGACCACAAATTGTGATAGTTAATCCTCTTATCTATGAAGTCTTAGGTAATGAAACTAGTCTCGGTAGACAATGTGCACATTGATTCTACCCAAATATGGCCCATTCGTCTAATGGTTAGGACGACAGGTTTTCGACCTGTAAACGAGAGTTCGACTCTCTCATGGGCTACAAGTTTGCAAACTAAGGTTATTAATTTCCTTGGGGGTATCGTCTAACTGGTTAGGATAGCTATTGGTAAGATATGGGTTCGAGTCCCATTGTTTCCAAAAAATTAATATGGTTTATCGTCTAAATGGCAAAAGATACTGTGCGTGTCAGTACAGAGATGGAGGTTCGAGCCCTCCGAAAACCGCAATATGGGGGGCACATGTACCAAGGCAAGGCGTTGGACATTTACCTAAACTTATGTGGTCGTTTCGATTATTTTGTGATATTTATTAATATGAAAGAATGTCCAAAGTGTGGTAATAACCACCATAAAAAGGGTAAGTTTTGTTCTAGGTCTTGTGCTAATAGTAGAACTTGGTCCAAAGAAGATAAAAGTAAAAAATCTGAAATCGCTAAAAAATCTGAAAAAGTTTTATTGGCCAATCGTGACCCTGAAAGAAGAAAGAATCTCTCAATATCAGCAAAAGCCCAAGCAAAAGTTGGTAACATTAATTGGAGTAAATTACATACTAAAGATGTTATTAACAAGGCCTTAAAAACTAAAAAGCTTAAAAGGGAACTATGGTTAGATTCATTTGATAGGAGTGATAAAATTGAATACCGTAAAGCTTGTAAATTTAAATTTAGTCTTAATTCATACCCAGATAAATTTGATTTTTGGTTGATTGAAGAGTATGGCTGGTATAAAGCTAAAAATATGGGTGACAATCCAAATGGGATAAGTAGAGACCATATGTACTCAATTAGTGAAGGATTTAAAAATGGTGTTGACCCGTATTATATTAGTCACCCAGCCAATTGTAAATTAATGAGGCATGGTGAAAATAATAAAAAAGATGGTAAAAGTAGTATTAATCTAGAAGATTTAATAAAAAAAGTTAATAAATGGGATAATAAATATGGGCCGTTAGCATAAATGGCAAATGCTCTTCATTTGCAATGAGGAAGATTGGGTTCGAATCCCAGCGTGTCCACAATGTCCGAGAGAAGGATTCGATTTCCTTTGTCTCCACAAACATTCTTTACTTATGAATATAATTTATTATATTATATTTATGAGTAAGGATTATCGAAAATTATACGAAACTACCCACGGTGAACTACCCACACACTAAAAAGATGTGTGGGCTTCCTGCACAACGCACAGCCTAATGGCTCACGTTAGCGTACAAAGGGTTGTCCCTAACCCCGAAATTCTTTATGTTATATGCAGCGTTTACATCTCTATCAATTGAATTACCGCACTTATCACAATCATAAGTTCTATCTAAAAGTTTTAAATCTTTCTTGTGGTTTCCACAGTTAGAACATACTTTACTGCTTGGTTCAAACCTTCCAATTACAACAAGATTTTTACCTTGCCATTCAGTCTTATATTCAAGCATTGTTCTTAATTGTCGCCAACCCATATCAGATATTGCTTTAGCTAAATTATGGTTCTTAACCATATTACTAACAGACAAATCTTCCAATACAATTGTATTATAAGATTTAACTAATTCAGTAGATATTTTGTGCAAGTAATCAGTCCTTTGGTTACGAATTTTTTCTTGCAGTAATGCTACTTTTAATTTTTGTTTTTCTCTATTTATTGAGTCTTTCTGTTTTCTTGCAAGGCTTCTTTGTTCAACTCTTAATCTTCTTTGTTGTGATTTAAAGAAGTTTTTATTTTCATATACTACACCATCAGAAGTAATAGCTAAATCTTTAATTCCAAAATCAATACCAACAGATGTTTCAGTTTTAATTGATTTTTTCTTTGGTTTTTCGGTTTGAGTATCAACCAATATTGAAACAAAATATTTACCAGTTACTGTTTTAGTTAATGTAACTCTTTTAGGTAAACCTTTAAATTCTCTGTGGTAATCAATAGCAACTTCTTTTAATTTAGGTAGCTTTAGTATTCCCTCTTTAAACGATATTTCAAATCCTTGTGGAAACGTAATTGACTGTTTGGAATACTTATTTTTAAATTTAGGAAATTGACCTTTACCCTTAAAAAAGTTTTGATATGCTGTATCTAAATTGATTATGCTATGTTGTAATACTTGACTTGGACATTCTTTAATGTAGTCAAATTCTTTTCTCAATTCTGGAAGTTGTTTTATTAAATCATATTTAGATATTGATTTTTTATTTGAGGCATACGCAACAGTCTTGGTTTCCAACCCCAAATTATAGACAAGTCTATTTACACCAAAATACCTTTGTAGTTGGTCTTTTTGGTCATCTGTTGGAAATATTCTGTATTTGTATCCTTTAAGCATATATTATTAAATAGTCTAAACTTTTGTAAAAGTACAATATTTTTATCTAAATCACAAACTTTGGTTAAAATTAATTTATTTCATACCGTATTTTGTTTAAATCATTCCGTCTTTGGTTGTAAATAATTTAAACAAAATACTACATTATGCAATCAAATTACATTTCTACAAACCATTCAAAACATTATCTTAAAGCACATATTATATTGGTTACAAAATATCGTAAACCATTATTAGTTAATCAACTTAAAGAAGATATGTATGTAATATTCAACAACATCATAGATAATTCAGATTTTAATGTAGAGGTATTTCAAAGTGATATAGACCACATACATTTCTTAATTAGGTACATACCTCGTTTGTCTATATCTCAAATTGTACGTAGGTTAAAACAACAATCTACATATCATATTTGGCAATTACATTCAACATTGCTTCGTAGGGAGTATTGGTACAAAAGTATGTTTTGGTCAGCAGGGTATTTCGTTTGCTCTATTGGTGAAGCAAGTCCAGATACTATTCGTCAATATATTTTAAGTCAAGGTTAATTACTACATTTGTCGCTTACATTTTGTGAATTTAAACAAATATTTGGTTTTGTCAAAATAATATTGTATTTTTGCAAAAGTTTAGACTATTTAATAATATATGCTTAAAGGATTTAAATATAGATTATACCCAACAAACTCACAAAAAGAGTTGATTGCCAAACATATTGGTAGTAGTCGTTTTGTGTATAACCTTGCATTAGAAACAAAAATACAGCGTATTTAGGTTCTAAACATAATTTTTCTCCTTTTGACTTAATCAAACAACTACCAGAACTTAAAAAAGAATGTGAGTGGTTAAAAGAAGTCAACAGCCAATCATTACAACAATCTATACAAAATATGGATATTGCATTTAAGAAATTCTTTAAAGGTGCAGGTTTTCCAAAATTCAAATCTAAACATAAAGGAAAACAATCTTTTTCAATTCCACAAAACGTAATAGTTGAAAATGACCTTTTGATTATTCCTAAATTCAAAGAAGGAATTAATATAGTTTTGCATAGAGAAATTAAAGGAACAATTAAAAGTGCTACCATAAGTGTTACCCCAACAGGTAAATATTTTGTTTCAGTATTGGTTGATACTAATACTGAAATGCCTATTAAAGCACCTATTAAAGAAAACACAACATTGACTTGGGTATTAAAGATTTTGCAATTACATCTGATGGTGAAGTATTTGAAAATCCAAAGAACTTACGAAAAGCACAAAGTAAACTAAAATATGTACAACGTAAATATTCAAAAAACAAAGGTAAACACACTAAACACCGTCTTGCCTTACTACACGAAAAAGTAGTAAACAAACGTAAAGATTTTCTGCATAAAACATCCACTAAATTAATTCGTGAGAACCAAACAATTTGTTTAGAGGATTTGGCAGTAAGTAATATGGTCAAAAACCACAATTTAGCACAAGCAATAAATGATGTAAGCTGGTCAACTTTTGTAACTATGTTGGAATACAAGGCTGAATGGTATGGTAAAAACATTCTACGTATAGGACGTTTTGCACCATCATCCAAGACTTGCAACTGTTGTGGATACATAAATAAAGAACTGACACTAAAAGATAGGTCTTGGACTTGCCAAAAGTGTAATTCTGTTCTTGATAGAGATGTAAACGCTGCCATAAATATTAAATTATTTGCATTAAAAAATATTTTGAGTGGGGAACACACTCTTAAAAATCATGATGAACTGCCCACATTAGTGAGAGTGCTGACTCATGAAGCCCATCCCATCGGCTCTGCCGTGGGTGGGTAGTTCACGTTTTCCACATGATGGTTATATGGTAAATTTTGATAAATATCAATTATTAATGAAATAAATGGATAGCGAATCTTTAATAGAAGAGTTAAAATTTAACGATAAATGGCTTACTGATGAATATAAGCAAAGTGCGTATTATCGGGAATATTTGCATTTAATCTTTAAAAAGTTAGAAAATTTATATAAATAATTTGTTTATGTAAATTTTTTTTTGTATCATTGCTTAAATATTAAAAATAACAAATTATGAAAAACAAAAACATTATTTATGCAATCGGAGTCATATTGTTAATAGCGCAAATAGGCTTCATGGTAACCAAATGTCAACCAGATAACTGTACTAAAACAGTTTATAAACAAAAAGTAACAGCTGGAATGACACTTAAATCTTCATCCAGTAAAGCATATACAGCTGAAGGATTCATTCCTAGTACAAAAGAAACACCAGTTTGGATGGATTGGGAAAGTAGAAATATTGATATTAATAACCTTAGTGGGAGATATTTTTCGGGGATGATTAAAAATGACATAGACCAAACTTATTCTGTAGGCCCATGGATTGGATTCCAAAGTTCAATTACAATACCTGAAGGTAAAGAACTTCATATGAGGTCAGTAAATTGTATAATTAAAGGTGATATAAATGGAAGCGGTACGTTAATATTTGAAAGCTATCAAGAAGATAAAGCTTATAACACTCCAGTTGGTGCCAAATTGATAGTTGAAGGTACTGTTGCGAGTTCAATAAATCTAGTATTAAATGCCAATGCAACAGTTGAAACTGGAATTACATTAAGTGATAATGATACTGGAATAAGTAATAAAATTAAAGTAGACGTACCATGTGATTGGCCTATGAATGAGCCAATTAAAGATGAGAATGGTGTGTTATGGATATATACTGAATATAAATAAATATGAGAATAGGGCCGTTATATATCTATACAGGTAATGGCATATTCTGGTTTCGAATATGGGGTAAAGGGTTAGCTTTTAGAAATAAAAACCATAAAAACTTTTATGGTAAATTTTCGGAAAGAATGGGCAAGTCTAAATATTTAGACTTGCTTTCTTTTCGTATAACATTATTAAAATAATGGAAGATAAATTTAGAGTTATAATTGCTGGTGGTAGGGACTTCGATGATTTTAGAACGTTATCTGAATTCTGTATGCACATACTTCAAAATAAACAAAATGTTGAAGTGGTTTCTGGTAAAGCAAATGGGGCTGATAAATTAGGTGAACAATTTGCTAGATTTATGGGTTATCCAATAAAAGAATTTCCAGCAAATTGGGACAGTGTTGAAGATAAACCAGAAAGTCAAATTGGGTGTGATAAATCAGGCAAACCTTATTGGAAAATCGCTGGAATGGTGCGTAATAAAGAAATGGCTGAATATGCTGATGCGTTGATTGCTTTCTGGGATAAATCATCTAAAGGCACAGCCCACATGATAGATTTAGCAAAAAAAATGAATTTAAAGGTTAGAATATACAAATACGAACAACCAATAAAAGAAGAAGATATACCTTGGTGGAAACAATAATATGGAGATAACAAATGGTGCGTTTATAATAGATAGTTTAGGGAAGATATTGGTTACTCATGCAATGGGTCATACATTAGCTGTATGGTCAGTACCTAAAGGATTATACGAAGAAGGTGAAACTTCAAAAGAAGCTGCAATCAGAGAAGCTTTAGAAGAAACTAATTTAGATTTGAAACTTTATGAGAATATTACATTTTATAAAGATTTAGGAATAGAATCATATTCTAGTAAGAATAAAAAGATACAAGGTCACTTGTTTTTAGTCGATTTCCCGCTGTCTGAATTGAATTTAGACTTGACATGCGTTAGCATGTTTGAATGCACCTATACGGGCATGCAATTACCTGAGAACGATATTACTATATGGGAGACGTTAGACTTCGCAGAAAGGTTATTACATGAGTCTCAAAAAAAGTTTTTAAAAAAAATAACAAAATTATTTGTTAGTAAACAATTAAAATAGTATATTTGCTTAAATAAAAAGAAACGATGGCGAACAAAAAAATTAAATTGAGTAAGCCTAGCAAATCTTGTGCTGGGTTAAATTTTAAGGTTAGGTTTAAATTTGATAACAAAAATGGTTATTTTATTGTAACTAACAGTAAGGGAAAACAAATAGATAGTAAACAATTTAACAACCATGATGAAGCATTAGTGTTCGCTAAGGGGTTAAATGATAAAACAATTAATGATGAGTAGAAAAATAACGTCAAATAAAGATTTCGAAGGTTGGGATGAAGAGGTCAACGAAGCAACTGCTATAGATATGGGTGAAGATTTTTATTATGATGAAGAGGTCACTTCAAGAAATAATTATAAATCGAAGGTTAGTTTTTATGATGAAGTAAATAAACCAATCATGGCGATATTTTTTAACTTCTTTAATCTGTTAAGTCATAAACGAACTAATGAAGGAGTCGAATCTTATGAAGGTGTTAAATTTAAAGGTATCTTAAATATAGATAATAACTATATTGATTATTTACCTGATTATCCACCTGTGGTGTTTGAATATACTGTTTTAATTAGTATTAATGGTAATAATATGACTTTTGTTTTATTAGCGTTTAGAGAAGGTGGTCAAGTTAGAAATTTAGTTAGATTAAGTAGCTTAGATGATGATGATATTAAATCTCATGTAGTATATGATAAGTTATTTAAATTAGCTGTTGATAGTTCCAACTTAAAAGGTAGTTATTTAACAATCGCTGATGAGTTTTTAGAGTGGAAAATACGTGACCTTAAAGAATTATCTTTTGATAATGTATTCTTACCTGAAGATTTGATGGATGATTTAAATATGTACATTAAGTTATTCGAGAAGAAAGGGGTGCTACCTAGATACATGTTTAGTGGTGCGCCAGGAACGGGTAAAACCGAGTCAACTAGGGCGATTAGTAAACTTTTGAATAATCAAAATGTTACAATCATTAAAACAAATATCTGTAAAATCATTAAAGACAAATTTGAATTGGCTAAAATTTTAGCACCTTGTGTGTTGATATTAGATGATATTGATTTATATCTAGGTGATAGGAATCATGGTTCATATAGCCCATTATTAGGTGCTTTCTTAGATATATTAGATGGTGTTGACAAATTACCTGATAATGTAGGTGTTATTGCAAGTACAAATGCGCCACATTTAATTGATTTAGCCGCACAGAGGCCAGGCCGTTTCCATAAATTATTATTCTTTGATGAATTGACAAATGAAAATGTTAAGTCGATAATTATTAAATCATTAGAAAATTTAGATAAAAAATATAATTCAGTAAGTGAAGAGGATATAAAAATATTAACTGATGAAATGTTGGTTAATTTCTTTAAATCAGAAGGGTTTACTGGCGCATTTATTTATGAAGCAATTCAAGATTTTAAAAATAAATCTGAAATTTTAGAAACTCCGTTAGACTTAGCTAAAATTATAGCTGAAATCAGTAAAAAGAATACGACGTTAGAAAATAAATTAAAGAGTGCTACCATCGATAGTAAACTTAAAAAAAGTAGTAAAAAACTAGGTTATTAAAAAAAGTTAAAAAATATTTGGTAGTTTAAAATATTATTCATATCGTTGCGACATCAATAACATTAAAAATTTTAAAATGACAAAATCAAAAGGATTATTCGGCAAGTTAATGGCCTTGGTGTACCAATTAGTTTTAGACAAGCTTTAAGCCCAACAAGTAATTTATAAAGGAG